AAGGACCTGAGCAAGTCCCTAAACTACTCAGTCCTTGAATCGTGAGCGCTGGTAGTGGTGGGGGCGAAGAATGTCAGACCCCGTAACACAAGACATGAGGGCATTGCTACCAGCGTTGGCGATTTAAGCCAAACAAATCAATTAATAAAACAAATATGTCAGAACAAACTAAATCAAAACTAATGGGGTTGCTAATAGTCGGATTAATCTTGCTAAGCTGCTACCTAGAAGGACCTAAGTAAATGAGTAAAAGAACAGAGTGGATGCATCGCAATGGTAAATGGGGAGTCCTGATCGTCATTGTGGTGGTGTTGGCGTTTGGCCACGTTTATAGTCGGAGACTAGCCGACAGGATAAATGAAAGAGCTGAACCAACCGCAGAAGAGCTTATAAAAGACATGAAAGGGGCATGCGAAGAATATTTCAAAAAAACTGGAGGGGAGTCTCTTCGATGTGAGTTCTATATCCAAGAGGTCCAAGCCAAAGGCTATGAAGTTTTAAGGGATGAAAACGGCACTTACTTTGCCGAGTGGAATCCGGAGGCAAATAAATAATATGGATGATAAACAATTCCAATTTGTAAATGGCGAGATTGAGATGCAGTTTTGGGTTAAGCAAAGGATCAGCGAAATGCTCGAAGAGTTTGCTAAACGTCCGAGTAATAGCAACAAAGTTCGCTACAACCTTTACGCCGAGATCGAAGACATGCTTAATTCTGAAGAGTTGGCCAAGTTAATCAAAGCTAAAAAGAGGTTTGAAGGTGAAGAGAGTTAAGAAGCCGTTCAACATTAAAACTCAAGAGTTGGGGACCCTAATGTTTTGGGCATATACCCCACGCCAAGCGATTGTATTGGCCAAGAAATTTATTAACAGAGAGTTCACTGTCAAAGGTACTGAGGTCAATTATCATGCGATGAACATGTATCAGAAGCCTCAAAACTATGGTGAATTCTTAGCCTATGGAGGTGGGCAATAAATGCAGGAGTTAATATATCCGGACTCACAGAAGAAGTTTAAGGACTGGCTTGCTGAGACTGGAGTGGAGGTCCAAGAACCTAAGATCTGGGAGGTGATTAGGTTCAAGGTCGGTAAAGATGTTGGGATTATCTATCACAATAAGAGCAATGTAGTCACCACCGCCACGCCTATGGCTGAGCAAGCTTATAGCCACTGGAAAATGGGGAAGCTTTGGCTTCCGATGACTACAGAGCGTAGGCAAAGTACTGAGCGAAGAAACAAACTTTATAACAAAGTCGGTGGTGAATGTTTCTTTTGTGGTGAACACTTCGACAGGCCAGAGACTACCCTCGAACACTTACTTCCGCTGAGCCATGGAGGTCCAAACAATCATCACAATTACGCTCTGGCGTGTGGGCCTTGCAATAAAGAAGCTGGAAGTCTGCCTCTGATCGATAAGATCAAGTTAAGAGATCAGAAGCGAGCTTCGAAGATTGTGGTGGAAAAGAAGATTAATATATTTAGGAGGTTATTCAAATGAAATTAAAAATAGACGAAGTTAAAAAAGTCGAACGCCTGCAGTTAACCGCACAAGAGATATTTGTGCTGAAGATGCTATGCGTTCTAGATCTAAATCAAACTGCTAGTTTGCTCGCAATATCAAAACAGCGAGTGAGCCAAGTTAAGCGAAGTGCCGAGAACAAGATAGATGTTCAAGGCATATTAAAAAAGAAAGAGGTTCAACATGATCAAGATCAAGATTAGAGACTTAACACCAGACGAAATATTCAATAAGCCTATAGATCCAAGTAGGTACACCAGAAAGAGGCCAGCGAATAGAATTGCAGTCTTAACGCCAACCCAACTTCTAGGGAAGAGAGAGTTTTTCAGAAAGAAAGCCTTGAGAGATGAAGGCCACTTCTTGGAGGGAGATTCTTTCGAAGTCCATTATGAAGATGGAGAGTGGGTTGCCTATGGTTATGAGAACTATGGGGGTAAAGAAATTAAAGTCGAAGTCACATTAGTTGATGAAGCTTAAGCACCTTGATTTCTGGTATAGTTTGGTGTAGAGTTAAGTATTAATTGGGGAGTTCGTTGAAAAGCCCCTCAATTAACAAAAAAACAACAAACGGAGGGTAACTATTGCATTGCTTGCATTAGTTTGGTATAGTCTTAAGTATTCAACGGACTCCAAGCCCTCCATTAAATCGGAGGGCTCTTCTTATGAAAGACAAAAAGAGGTATGTGAGCACCAGATTCTGGTCCGATAACTGGGTTATGGATGTCCTAAATCCCATGGACAAGCTACTATTCATTTATTTGCTCACTAACGACAGGACCAATATAGCAGGGGTATATGAGATTAACTTAAGGAAGATCTCATTAGAAACCGGAATAGAAAAAGACCATCTAGACAAAATGCTCTCGAGAATGTATCCGCGAGTAAAATATGTCGATGGTTTTATCATTTTAAAGAACGCTCAGAAGCACCAAAACTTTACAAATCCTCAAATAAAGGCTGGAATAAAAACGATCATGGATGAACTTCCAGATTCTGTTAAATCTTCCCTGTTAGATGATGACTCATCAAGAGTCATCGATGACCCATCACATAGAGATAGAGATAGAGATAGAGATAGAGATAGAGATATAAATAATATAGTAGAGCCTGAAGACTCTACGATTGATTTCGAAAAACTTTGGGATGAACTTCGAAACGTCCTACAGACTTCCTCTCAATTCTCACTCAGCCCGAAACGACTTCAATCTCTTAAAAGGAGAACTAAAGAATTTAGCGCCCCGAAATTGCTGGTGGCCGCCCGAAATCTAGCCGCCGACCCTTGGTGTATGGGAGAGAACCCAAACCGCAAAAAGTACGCCAACCCTGAGTTCCTACTTAGGAGTTATGAGCAGGTAGAAAAGTGGTTACTAGCAAGTGAAGAATCTCCGAGTTCGGAAACAGTTTCTGATGAGGAAATCGCTGAGATGAACAGAAAAGTTACAGCTGGAGTCGAGTATGCAGATGGAGTTAAAAAATGAATGCACCTTGGCGATATGTAACTGGCCGAGATGGGGTTACTCGAATAAAGAGCACTATCGGAATTTGGGGGGATGGGATGTCTTTCGGATATTTTCTGAATCGCAAGGAAGCCATCCTAGCCACAGTAGCGAGCATGAGAGAAGGGGAAGAAAATATAAAATTTTACAAAGAGCTAGAAGTTGGAGAAGAGAGCAAGCAAATCTGCGAAGATATAATCGAATATCACAGGAATCAAATCAAAAAATATAGGGAGGCGCTCGATTATGCAAAACGAAAATTATAAAGAAAAACGCTACAAGCGACTTACTGAGGACCTCAAAGAATGGAACTCAGAAGAGCGAGATAAGCTCCTAGATTTTTTACTTGGAGTCGAGGAAGATGCTAGTGCGAAACGTAAAGAAGAGATCGAGATTCACTTGCTAGAAAAATATACTGATGAAGCTAAAGAGATTACTAAAAATTGGGGCAAGGTTACAGGAATCGGGTCCGGCTACAATGCAGTGGATGCACTCACCAAAGGATTTGATCCAGGGAATTTGATTGTGATGGCGGGTAGAACCTCCCAATACAAAACCATGCTCTCAATCAACATGGCCAGAAACATTGCTAAGGCCGGAACTCCAGTTATGTTTGTGAGCCTAGAAAATACCAAAGCAGAGATTGCCGCCAGACTGATGAAGATCTGTTTTGATGATGAAGAATATCATGATGTAGCTTCACGCATTGCAGTTCAAGCAAAGGATGAACTTGATTGGAGATCCATTGACGCGCTTGTAGAGAGCTTTGTAGAGCTTTTCAATGGCGAAGGCATAGTTTTTATCGATCACTTGCATTACTTCACTAGAGACACCCAAAACACGGCTGAGGCGCTAGGTGCAGTTACCAAAGAGCTCAAGAAGAATGCTATCCGCCACAAGGTCCCGATTGTTCTGATCTCCCACGTTCGTAAAGCAATGAGTGAGCGAGAGAAAAACAAGCTCCCAAGTTCTGAAGATCTTCGCGGATCAAGTCTAATCGCACAAGATGCAGACATTGTTTTGATAGTCGGTAACGGCCTTGCAGTCAATCGAGGGAAAGAGATTGTGGTGGTTGAAATTGAGAAAAATAGAAACAAAGGATTTGATCCTGAAGCTAACCGAGCTTACTTGATTAAGGATCCAAATGGGGTAAGAATATTTGATAATTAACAGGCTTGACATTGAGCTTATTCTTTGATAGGATTTAAATATAACAAAGCGAGCAAACAGTTATGGGCAAAACTAATCACTACAAACATAAAGAATTTTTGGATCTCACTGGACCTGTCGCATTTTGTTATGAGTGCATGGAATATGTTGAAGACATAGCCTCAGACCTAAAACTTGACAACTCTAAGACGTTTGAAGAGCAAAAAGGTATTGAGACTCATGTTGAAGACAAAGAGCTCTCAGAAGAGCAGGAAATGGCTGCCGAGCTTCGCGCAGAGATGGGAGCAACAAGATGACTCGAGTGGGCGAGATAACCAAAGCAAAGTTAATACAAATAATTCTAGAAGATTGCAAGCATAGAGATTGCTTAAAAGATGAATTAAAAAAGATATGCAAAACTTGCGAGTCGTTTGGGGAATGGCATCTAGACAAAGATTGGTATGGGAACCCGATTGAAGTTGTAGATGAATGGAAACAAAACCTCGAACTACTCGAAAGTTTAACAATCGGGGATCTAGTAGAAAAAGTAAAGGAGACACACAAGTTATAAATATGGAAGAAAAGTTAATAGCAAAGGTTGTAGTAGGTTCTAGACTCCATGGGACCTTCACTCCAGAATCCGATTGGGATTATCGAGGGATTCATATATCTCCATTAAAAAATGTGCTCAGTCCATTTAGGAAGCAAAAGAATACTACTTGGATTGAGGGAGATGAAGATAACACTTCTTATGAGCTCGCTGAATTCTGCAAACTTGCTACTAAAGGGAACGCTACAATCCTAGAGGTTTTCTTTTCTGATCAAATTATTATGACTGGGGATCTACATAAAGAGATGCAGGAGAACTGGAAGAAGTTCATGGACACCCATCACTTCATCAATGCAAGCCGTGGGTACGCTCACAACCAATGGAACAAATTTTATAACTTCGAAGATGTTGGAGCTAAGGGCCAAGAACGCACAGCTAAATTTGCAATCTCATTCCTTAGGGTTATGTGGCAATGTGAACAATTTTTGTTAACAGGAGAATTCAAATGTAGTTTGAAAGATTGCGACTACTACGATCTTATTATGAAGATTAAGAAATTGACTGTAGAAGAGATCCAACCATTCATTCCAGAAGTGGCAGCGGCAATGAGCGACCTCAATATGAGGCTCAGCGTTGCAGAGAGTAAAAGCAAATATTTAGATATGAAACCGGACCTAGAATATATTGAGAACTTTATTTTGAGGGCATATACATTATGAGTAGCATTCCATTCAAATCAAAACTAGATGAATACGCTAAGTTAGGCTTAGTAAGGAGCCAAACGCATCCTGAACTTCCTCTAACAATTTATGTGTACACAGAATTTACAACTCACGAAAGGCTTTGGAATAGTGTCACTCGGGCCTGCAGAGGATTAGTAGTCGATGATAAAGATCGATGTATTGTTAGATGCCTTCCTAAGTTCTTCAATGAAGGCGAAGAGGGCGCAATGATTGGCCTAGATCCGACTCTAGAATCAGTAGCCTATAACAAACTAGACGGCTCTTTGATTCAAGTTGTTAATGATAAAGAGTATGGCTTGGTAGTAACTTCTAAAGGATCTTTTGCTAGTGATCAAGCTAAATGGGCAATGGAGATAATTGCAGAGAAATATAAGCTAGAAGATTTTGATCAAGATAAAACCTACATCTTTGAGTTAATCCACCCAGAAAATAGGATTGTATTAGATTATGAAGGCACTAGGGATTTATTCTTATTGGCTGTAGTCGAAACACATTCCGGCAAAGAATTCGATATTTATGGAGGATTCGGCAAATTTCCTAAAACAATGTTAGTGCCAGATCCAGAAAGGTACATGCAGGACCTAGTTGAAGGCGTGGTTATCAAGACTGGAACTCACCGCTACAAGATTAAGACTGGTGAATATCTAAGACTTCACCGCATAGTTACAGACTTCACTCCTAAAAGAGTCTGGGAAGCTTTGATGAATGGCGATAGTTTGGAGTTCGAGAATATGCCAGAAGAATTTGAGGATTGGCTAAGAATGACAACCGCAGAGTTTAAAGATAAGTTTAAAGCTATTGAAGAAGCTGTCTTAGTCGAGAATGGTCTAACCGAAGCCTTAACGGATAAAGAACTTGGCCTAGCCAAGAATGTAAAATACAAATCTTACTTGTTCATGATCCGTAAGGGGATTGATCCAAGTCAAAGTATTTGGAGATCACTAAAACCAAGAAAGGAGACTATAGATGAAACTATTGATGCTTAAAGGATTACCCGGAAGCGGGAAATCAACATACGCTAAAACCTTACTGGAGAAGGGTGGATGGGTTCGAGTTAATAAAGATGACCTTAGGGCCATGATGCACAACTCTAAGCACAGCTCTAAAAAAGAAGTGATGATTCTGAGGGTGCGAGACTTAATAGTTAAAGAGGCTCTAGAGCGTAATTTAAATGTAGTGGTTGATGATACGAATTTCCACCCAAAACATGAAGTTGTTCTAAAAGAGATCGCTAAGGAATACGGAGCTACTTTTATTGCTCAGTTTATAGCCACGCCTATAGAAGTTTGTCTTGAGAGGGATCTTGCTAGACCGAATAGCGTTGGGCCTAAAGTTATTTGGGCAATGTATAACGAATACCTGAAACCCGAGGTTGATCCAATCCCTGAGATAGAAACTGTAGATGATGCTCCTTGGGCTGTGATCTGCGATATTGATGGGACCCTAGCAGATATGAAAAAAGACCAACCGGGAAGTCGAGGACCATTCGACTGGAAAAGAGTTGGCGAAGATGTCCTAGTTAGGCAAGTTGCTTTTATTCTAGAAAGAATGACCTACAATTCCGGTATAGTCGTAATCCTAGTATCTGGCCGAGATGAAGTTTGTAGACCGGAAACTGAACAATGGCTTAAAGATAACAAAATCAAATACGATGCTTTATTTATGCGCCCTGAGGGGAGTATGGAAAAAGACACTATAGTAAAAGAGAGGATTTACAACGAAGAGATTCTAGGAAAATACAATGTAGAATTTGTTCTTGATGACCGAGATCAGGTTGTTAAGATGTGGCGAAGTAAAGGTTTAAAGTGCTTACAAGTAGCAGAGGGGGATTTCTAAATGCCAGATACACTAGGAGATCGAGTTAAGAGATACGAAGGAGTCTCTAAATTCAAACTTCTTCCAAAGAGCCCGCTAATCATTAGAATAGATGGGAAATCATTTCATACTTACACTAAAGGTTGCAATAAACCATTTGATCAAGAGCTTATAAATGCGATGACTTACGCGGCCGAAAAGACCGCAGAGCAGATGAGCGGTTTTGTGTTGGCCTACGTTCAATCAGATGAAGCAACTTTTGTTCTCCAAGACTACGCTACACTTCAGACTCAAGGATGGTTTGGCTACGAACTCGCTAAAGTAGTTTCTATCTCAGCAAGTATGTTCACAGCTTTCTTCAATGAGATTTATACTAATCCAGCTCCCGCTTTCTTCGATAGTAGGGCATTCACTGTACCGCACGAAGAAGTCCCTAATGTTCTTATCTGGAGACAGCGAGATTGGGAGAGAAATAGTATTCAGATGCTTGCTAGGGCTCACTACTCACATAAAGAATGCCATCTTAAAAAGATCCCAGATCTACACGAAATGCTTCACAAAAAAGGAATTAATTGGGCCAAACTTCCAGATCAACATAAGAATGGGACTATAATCATTAAAAATGATGACGACTGGTTCCTATGTGAAAAGTTAGATTATGAAGGTTGGAGGAATCTGCTAGATAAGCAATTCCCTCACGAAGAAGTTAGAGAAGAAATTCACGAACCCCAAGATCTTCCGTTCTCGGACGAAGATCCGGGTAAACGTGAAGAATTAAATAAAGAAAGGGAATAGTATGGACTACAGAATAACAGAATTAGATGATAAATATAAAAGAAAAAAGGCTTGGATGATTGCAGGTTGGGCGATTGCTCATTGGGTAGCTTCTGGGTTGGCTGCATGGAGCAATCACTGGTACTTATGGGCTCTATTTATAGCCTTAGGAGGTTACTGCTTCTACCGATTATTGAGGAGGGCTGTTTATGACTGCTAAGGAAGGTGACACTCAAATAGTTATTGAACAGGATGGGCCACCATTAGGCCCAGGCAGAAGAAGAGTTCGAGATTGGATGAGGTTTAGCAACAAAAAAGATGGTAACTTCACTAAAGTTGGAACTAAAGGAAGAAAAAACTCTACACCAAGACCGGCAAGAACTTCATATAGTCCTTCACAGGATCCAAGTAAAAGCAATAAGCAACGGATGGCCGAAAGAAAAGCTATGCGAGAATTAAATGAGAAAGGATAATCATGAAAATAAATTCAAAAAACCCACAATCAGGCAAATGGGAAGAAGCCGAATGGATGGAGAACTATTTCGGTCCCGGAATATACGGAGTCAAATTCCCAAGTGGAAGGATCTTTGATACTAGAGAGAGAAGAGTTATTAGAGAGGGCGAAGAGAATCTAGAGGGCGTACCTCCGCACAACCCTAATCTACCTCCAGGAGTATCTTCTGTCCTCCCACAGCATCAGACTGTTCCAGCTCCAAGCTCAGCTCCACAAGTTCAAGGGGTGGATCACACTGCAGATATAAATGATTTAAAGACTAGAGTTACTAAGCTTGAAGGTGCTCTAATGGATCTACTATTGAAAGGACAACAATAATGGACAGCATAGAAAAACAAATAGCTCAGGCTAAAATAGATGCACTTAAAACCTACTTTGTAAAACATCACACAGCCGGTACAGAACCGACTCTAGCGGATCTTCAAGAACTGATCGCAGAGCTAGTTGAGATCTTTGAACAGAAGTATGGCGAGAAGCCACAATAAGCTTGACATCGCGCTTAAGGTTTGATAAATTTAATACAAGAGAGGGTAGGTAAATGAAATTCACAATAACAGCAGTCATCCCGACTGGGCAGTACGCAAATATTCAACCCAGCATTGAGGTGGAAGCAGAAACATTTGAAGAGGCTAAGGCCATGGCTCTACCTCACATCGAAGAACTTTCTGCAGCCTATGCAGTGGAAGGCACAGCTATAAAGGCTAGAGATACTGAAGGTGGGTCTAAAGTCGATCTAATAGTAATGGAGTCACAATTTGGCGGTAAAGCCTTATTTGATCCGGTTGCTCATGTCTATACAACTATGGACGGCAAAAAGAGGCTTAAGAATGCTTCGAGTTTTGTAGAAGAGAAAGTTGGGCATCCATTCCCTAAGGATATGATTCTTCCAATGATGGAAAAGAAGCATGGAATCCCTAAGGAAGACATTGCTGAGATGTGGCAATTAAAAGGTGATAGCTCTAGGCACTTTGGAACAGCTCTACACGCCGCTTTGGAGATGTATGGTAAGTTTGAGGCAGAAGGCTTAACTCTAGGCAAGGAGGGGGCTAATAATGCCCTCCACACTCAACCAATCATCAAGAAAGCAGTTGAAGAGTTCTTCGAAATGAGAAGAGTACCTGAAGAAGGGCTTGGCTCAATGTATGAAGTCTTTGTACTCGATGAAGAAGAAGGGCTTTGTGGCCAGATTGATAAGCTATTGATAGTCGATATTGAGAAAAAGATCTGTAGAGTTCAGGACTACAAAACTAATGCGGATCTTAACAAAATAAAGAACGCATCAAAGAAAAAGCTAAGAGCTCCTTTTGATGATCTGGAGAACACACCAATTAATGAATATTGGCTTCAGCTTAGCTTCTATGCTAGGATCTTGAAGTCAAAAGGATGGACAGTTGAGGGACTGGATATATTCAACCTCACTGATAAATGGGAAACTTATTCCCACGAAGTAATAGAAATACCAAAGGAGGTAATTTAATATGTTAGGAAACCAAGACACGCAAGCACCAGAACCACAGGAACAAGCACAGCCTGAGGCAAGGAAGAAATCTATATTTAGCCCAAGGGTTATAACTAAAAGACAACGTATCGAAGCATTAGAGGCACGACTGAACGACCTTGAGAATGTTCTAATACAGAGGATGGCTCAGCAAGATAATAATACTCGCCTTATACAGGCAGATATAAATAACTTGGTCCAGCTAACAGTTGGAGAGGGTCTAATCTCCCCAGAGAATGGTCAAATCAATTCAAGTCTTAAGAGCCAAATAGCATGCCTATTAGAGGCTCTAGGGTACGAATTCGAGGTGACTCCAGTGGAGGTAAAACCATCTGAGTTAAATATTAAGAAAGTTAAGAAAGGAAAGAAATAATGAGTAATCCATATCAATCATATACACCACCAAAGAACGAAGGTCTTTACTTCAAGTTTGAGGATGGTAAAACTTCTAAGATTAGAATTCTTCCTAATGAACCACTAATCTTTAAATCAGAATTTAATGGTAACTTCAGAGATCTATACGCTTGGTTGGTCTACAACTACGAAAGCGAGAAGGTCCAACTGATGCAACTTCCAATCTCAGGTTTTAGACAGATTCATGATCTAGCAACTGGAGAATGGGGTAATCCAACTGATTATGATATTCAGGTTAGAAGGGATGGAAGTGGCCTAGAGACTAAATACTCTATCCAACCTACGAGAGAGTCTGGCACAGTACCAGATAAAGCTCTCGGTGAGGCTAAACTTATCGACCTAAAAGAAAAAGTTGCTGCAGGCAAAGGAGTTAGCGTTGTTCTAACACTAACCGAAGCCGGCCTCCAAGATGCAACAGGTGGAGAGATTGTTGATGGCGATGATGTCGACCTAAACAGTGCCTTCCCACCAGAAGAGTCTTAGTAAGTGAGCGGAAACGCTGAGAGTAGCCGTAAAACTGCTGAGGCCACTAAATGGAAATATGGCGTTGATGAAGATGGGAAATCTAATTTTCACAAAGCTATCGGAGCTAGAGGAGGCAAAGCTAAAGTTTCTAATAAGGGCCTAGGTGGAATCTCAAAAGATCGGCGAAGAGAAATCGGTAAACAAGGTGGAATCGCAAGTGGTGAAGCCCGAAGGAAGAAAAAAGAACAAGAACTCAAGGACAAGATCGCAAACGAAACATGGTAGATATAAACAAGTTAACCAGATCCCAGCTTAAGAAGAAGCTTGATGATGAATTCTCCATTTTTATTAGGAAAAGAGATTCAGATGATTGGACTGAGCTAGGGAACTGCATAACTTGTGGCCAAACTAGGCATTGGAAGAAGGCGGATAATGGACACTACATCACTAGAGCCTGCCTGCCTCTGAGATGGGATGAGAAGAACAATCATCTTCAATGTAAGGGCTGTAATGGCCCTAGAGGAGGCGAGCCTGTTCTCTATAGAAGACGTTTGATCCAGATGTATGGTGAAGAAGAGGTCGAAAAGCTAGAAGCTACCTATGTGGCTTGGAAGAACAACGAACTTCCTAAGTTCACCTTGCAGGAGTTGAGAGATTTGTTAATTTATTATAAGGAGCAAAATAAATGAAGTACTTCAGTATGTTTAGCGGAATAGGAGGTTTCGAATATGGGATACAAAGAGCAGCACTTTCTATTCGGGATAGGGAGACCCAGAATACCCAGCCAGGTTCACTTGAGCAGAGCGTGGAGTCAACCTCAGAGAGTATACGCAACGACAGGCGTATCACCAACTCTGAGTTCGGGGGAGACTCAGGGGAGGTACTATGTGTTGGATACTCCGAGATCGATAAGTACGCAATTAAAATATATGAAAGGAACTTCAATGGACACTACAATTATGGAGACGCAACAAAAATCAATGCCAAAGAACTCCCAGACTTCGACCTTCTTGTCGGAGGATTCCCTTGCCAAGCTTTCAGCATTGCTGGAAAGCGAGCTGGATTTGACGACACCAGAGGGACACTCTTTTTTGACATCGCAAGGATTCTCAAAGAAAAAAGACCACGACATCTGGTACTTGAAAACGTTAAAGGTTTACTTAGTCACGACAAAGGAAGGACTTTCACGACAATCATTGGGGTTCTCACCGACTTGGGGTATATCGTTGAATGGCAGGTTCTTAACAGCAAGGACTTCGGAGTTCCCCAAAACCGAGAGAGGGTGTTCATTGTCGGACATCTTAGAGGAGAATGTGAACGAAAAGTACTTCCTATCTTCGGAGACAGCAGACAAACTATTGAGTCGGGGCTTGCCACTGTAAGCTCTGTTAGTGGTGTTAAGAGAGTGGATATTTCTCCAACCTTAGATACTATGTACAAGAAAGGACTAGGCTCTAAGCAGGCCAGACCAGCAGTTATACAGCAAATCAACCACCCTAAACACAGTAACGACAGGGTTTACTCAGACGAGGGTATAAGCCCTACCCTAAACACTATGCAGGGAGGCAATAGACAACCATTTATAGCCGCTCAAAGAGGCAGAGAGAGTGGTCAACAGCTAGAGCCACGACCAGACGATAACACCAATACCCTAACAAGTGTATCTAAAGACAACTATGTTGTTGATAAGCCTAGAATTAGAAGACTAACACCAGTAGAATGTGAACGCCTACAGGGATTCCCTGATAACTGGACAGCAGGTGAAAGCGATACTCAAAGATACAAGATGTGTGGTAACGCAGTAACCACTAATGTTGTTGAAGCCGTTATAAGTGAACTAACAAAAGGAGGATGTTTATGAATAAAAAGAAAGATATATTTCAAATTCCTGCAATAGTGGATGGTGTTAGCCCCCTCAAAGATGGTGGGTTAAGCATTAGATTCCACACTCAGGAGATCAAAACTGCAGAGACAGTTAAAATAATGGAATACTACCAGAGCTTCGGATGGCTTCAATTTTCTAAGGATGCTATCGAAGAAGTGGATATTCCTAAGGACACTATTGTTCGTGAGGGAAAGTCAGCTTCACAACGTCTAAGAAGCGTAATTTACGCCTATTGGTTTGCCAAAGAGATCGGAGGAGACTTCGATGTTTACTACAACCAACAGATAGAGAAGCTAATAACGCTATACAAGCAGAAGCTTCCAGAAGTTTCATAAGTATTGACATTGCGCTTAAGGTTTGATATACTCAAATTAGTCAAAACTAAAGAAAGGAGTTATATGACTGGAGCAATAAAACAAATATGGAACAAAAAGATAGACATCTGGGAGGCTGGAGTTCATGGAGCCATGATCCTAGCATCACCTCTACTATTTCTTATAGATGGTAGTGTCTGTAAAGTATGGCTAGGCAGAGGTTTAGGAGTAATCCTAGGTGCTGCAGCGATATTCAAACTAATAGATTTACATATTAATAAAAATTAAATGTGGTGGGCATTCTTCACAATCATGATATTCATAATAGTAGTACTATTGAGCCTTTTTGCCTCAATTTACCTTCTTGGATATTTGATCTGGAGATTGTATACTCTTAAAGACAAATAATATGGCAGATACATTAGAGCCTGGGTCGTGTAAGCGATTAATTGCATCAATCTTATTAGCATTGGCGTTACTTCTCTTACTCACACAGGTAACAACAAATCGAACCAAACTTAAACCGATAGGTAAAACGGAGATTAAATCTATTCAATCTCAAGCGTTTGCGGAAGCATTGCCTAGCGAAGAACCTGTTAAACCTGCAGAACCGGCTCCACAGCCCGCTCCTGCACCTGTAGAGCAAAAGCCGGTAGAAACACCGCCTCCTGCTCCTACGCCTCCCCCAGCCCCTCCAAAACCTGCAAAAAAGGTACATCCTAAACCAGTTGGAGATGCTAAAGCATTCATCTATCAAAAGGAATCAGGGAATAACCCTCATGCAGTTAATAAGAGTTCTGGAGCTTGTGGATTGGGCCAAGCCCTACCATGTTCTAAGATGCCCTGTAGTCTAGGTGACTACGCGTGTCAAGATGCTTTCTTTACTCAGTATATGAAGCAGAGATATGGGACCTGGGAGAATGCTAGAGCTTTTTGGTTAGCACATAAATGGTGGTAAAATAAGAAAGGTATATATGACTGAGAAGGAATTTAAAAAGATGAAGCTTGAGGATCTATCCGCCAAGCACTTAGCAAATAAATTTAAGGTATCGGAGACTACCGCTCGAAGAGTGAACAGAAATGCAGATTTCAGTTCATACCAAAGAGAAATATGGCAAGACACAGAAAAGAGGAGACTAAGGAGAGAGAAAGCAAAATCCGACCTAGAACTCAAAAAGAAGTTGGAGAAAGCTCAGAAGAGGAATCGTTTCTTAGAAAAGGAGCGGGACAAGCAATTGACCGATTTCTTAGAAGAAACAAAAAAACCCTCAATATTTCAGACAATTCGCTCACTTTTGAGGAGGTCAAAGTAGTATGGCCTCGAGCAAAGAATGGTACGACTTCGAAGAAGTAGTGACTCCTGAGTTTAAGAAAAAGCTCAAAAAGATGGTTACTACAGGAGGATTCGTTACCTTCGAGAAACAACTATATGATGTTCTAAGCTCTTCTGGGCGTGTTCTAGGCAAGGATGTGGAGTTTGGTGATGCCAGAGCCCTTGTAGAGGATAACTATGGTGCAGAGATGCGAGAGAGCGTTAAGGAGCGTACTAGATACAAACCTAAGGCCGTGACCTCTAAGCATGTATGGATGGCTATAATCGATGTCTACACTCAAGAAGAGATTGCTAAGCATGATGGCCATGATCTAGATACTGAACAACAGCCTATTTTTTGTAACACTTGCAAAAAACCATTGTCTGATGTACAATAGAAGCTGTTGATGATGAAGTTTGCTCGCTTGCATCATCTTTAAGGAACTACTCCTTCTTTAGTAAAGAACATCCTTGATTGCGAGATAGGGTGTTCTTTTTATATTATGAAGACTATATGTCTTACAAGCACAAACTCTCTAACTTAAACAAAGACCTAAAAACAGCAGATTGCTTAACCTGTGGAGCGATACCTGTCATCTATCGTAAAGATCGTAATATCTACATATGTAAAGCTGGTAAATACGGCTGGGAAGTGACGAAGGACAGAAGAGAGAGTTGTGAACTATGTGGGGGGACAACTAGAATAGCTTATGATCATTGCCACGCTACAGGAAAGTTTAGAGGCTGGTTATGTATGAAGTGCAATACTGCACTAGGTCTAGTGAAAGATGATGTAGAGCTACTCCAAAGGATGATTGATTACCTATCTAGATAGAGATGGGGTGTTTTTTAGTGCCAAAAAAATCGCAGGTTCAGTGCGATTTATATTTATACCGGGTTTCCGTCCCTATCTACTTCAGTCTTACGTCCATTAGGGAGTCTACGACCTTCTAAGTCATCATCTACTACGCCCGATTGGGTATACCAAGTAGATATAGGAGATTTGTCGTCTGCAGAGCGGTTGCCAGTCCTAGCATATATTGGCCCAATACACTGCTTATAGCTTGTCATTGAGTTTTCTTGTGCATCGCTCCACCACTTCCAGAGAAGTTGCCTAGCAATGTCTTTGTTGGCTTTCTCAGCAGTAGGGCTCATATTCATCGCCTCTATTTGGGTGAGAACTTTCCCTACTAAGTCTTCTATTTGTCTAAAATTAACTGGGAAATAGAAATCTTCAATTCTATCTGGATCTAAATTTATACTATCTAACATAACTTACCTTTCTTTTAATACTTAACTAAACTGAACCTGCACAAACAATTATAACAAAAAAAGATCCCCGGGTGGGCATGGGGACCTTTTCCGCTGATCACTCAGCTGGAACCGACAGTTGGCCGCTTGTCGAGGCGGCGCAAAGTTCGTGCTTATGATTATAGCTGATACTTACGCTTAGTGCGAGCCTTAGAATTGCCCAACCAACGGAGCTTAGTGCACATAGTACAGCGTACAATCCGCTTACACTTTTTCCTCTTATAGTTAGCCATCTAGTTTACCACTTCATTCGCCGCAGGACGTGGATCCGCTTCTGGAAGCCAACTAGGTAGGTGATCACCATGAGATGCTAGGGTTTGACTTCCTAAAAAGGAGCCTATATTGCCTAAACATTCACATAGGGCAGTCACTACCTTAGGTGTTCTAACTATTTTTATCTCTGGAAATATTTGTTCTTGATCTGCCATATTACCTATCGATTACATCGCTCTGAGTTAATTCGCTTTTATTACCAAATGTGCTAACAGTCTTGATTGCTCCAGATGTAGCGAATCCAAATAGAATACCTATTTCAACACTAGGAACACCTGCAGTTTTAGTCGCTCCTAGGATAGCTCCTACAAGGACCGCTGTAGCGATGTTACCAGTTTTCCAATAATCCTTAGCTCTTAATGTTTTTAAAAGCTCAGTTACACCGGCAATTATTGCTCCGGCTACTACTAATTGTGAAAAGTCCATATTATTTTTTTCCTTTCTTAACTTTTTTGAGTCTTATACGACTCTTCTCAGATTTAAAGTTTACTGTCTTGATTTTATTACCATCAATATCTCTCTCTGGTAGTTCTTCGACCTCTTTAACATAAATGCCATCTTTGTATAGAGCATCGATGTCTAGCTTCTTATTAGTCTCAACCCAAACTATTTCAGAACTGATATTGACTCCATCTATGGATTTGGTAGGAGCACCGGGTTTTGTGAATAGTCTATAAATCATATTAATCTCTCCCTAGCTTACTGTTACTCCGCTATATGGGTTGCCTGCTAGGTCCCTAAGGGCCACATCAACCAATCCACCATTAGAAGCCGATTGAACAACTACGCGGTTATTCCTTTGGCTTACATCACGAATGATGTATTTACCTTGAAGTCTATAAGGCTTCACACGATCAGTGTTTCTCTCCCAAGCTCTAAACGGATCAGTGAAATTAGCAATCTTGCCAACTGTCCCAGCTAGAGGATGGTTGCTTCCTTTAGGAGATAGGTAGCCATACGCTCGGCTTCGTTCAATAGCCCTAGTACGAATAGCATTACCACCTAGGCCATTTCCTGAGCCTGTAGAGCCATTCTGCTCAAGAACTACAATAGTTGTGGCGTTGAAGCTATCAACAATACCTATATGTCCGTTAGGATCAGATTTAGGCTTTAGAGGGACAATATCCCCAACCTTTGGTGTAGCTTTCTTATCAAACTTAGTAAGTAGAACCGGATCAGTATTCAACCACCAGTTCTTAGCGTTGCCATAAGATTTATTAGGAAGCCCATATTCTTCCATAACGTATCTTTTAGTTAGATCGACACATTGGAAAACCTCACCCTTAGGATAGTTATCTGTGTCGGTTCTTTTACCTAGCCATCTTGTTTTAAAACTTTGGTAACTCATTATGCCCTCCTTAATTTTACGCTTATGATTATATCACTACTTCTCTTTCTCATATAGATAATAGATTGTGAACAGGCAAAGAATGAAAGATAGGTAACTAATTCTACCTGCAATCCTCGCTGTCATCTCTATAAATTCCGTGCTTTTACCGCAAATCTTAAGGACCTGAGTAGTTATTGTTGGGAATTGAGAGAGCATTCCCGATACTGTCATAGCCAGAAGCAGTTTCTTAAGCCTCTGAACGTCTGATTTAGTTTCTAAGAGCCTAACTTGCCTCCAGACTACAGCCAAGCCTATAATTGTCGCTACGGCACTTAAAAATACAGCTATTTCAAGTGATATGATTTGTGCGTTTGCCATATTTATTTTTGTCCTCCTACGGCTTGTTTTATTAAAAATGTTATTCCATTAGTATCAAAAGTAGCCTTAAGCTTTTTGTTACTAATATCAACTTTAGCAGAAGCCTTGGCTAAATTCCTCTTAGCCTTAGTGACTTCTTTAGGCTCTTCTATAAAAGTGGCCTCTATTTTGACTTTGGATTTGCTCTTTCTTAGAATACGCATTAGACTGTTTCTCCTTTGCTGATTCTTATTTTTTGATCGATCTTCTCTAGGTTCATATGAATGCCTTCTAGGGGCTTCACTGCCAACTCTACAGCTTTATTAGCATCAGCGATACGACCTTCCTGCAGGGCATTTATTGCTGCCTGATAGGTTTTATTATCTTCGCGGTGCTCTTTACGCTCTAGAAAATACATAAGTAAGAATATAGCACTAAACCCTAGTTGGGGGAGATAGTTTACTACTTCGCTACTTAAATCTCCTGCCATTATGCAGCCTCATATGTTCCGTGAACAAACATTCTATCGCCAGCCCCCCATGTGAACGGGAGTGTCGCCGTGACCGGAGCAGGGGTAACATATGTACCACTTGCAGCCAAAGCAGAAAAGTGCACCTTACCATCTGAGGTTAAACCAATAATAGCGTTACCATTACTAATACCTGTATCTAGTAGGTTGCCAACTCCAATGAAGTTATAGCCATCAACAGTTCGTTCATCTTGATGGCAAGGGACAGGGAGAGTGAATGTAGGGTCTGAACCAACTGCAGAACCAGACCCATATACGAAACTGAACTTAAAATGAATTGTCTTTCCTATTTGGATGTATTTAGCAAATACTGCACCACTTCCGATTGTGAGGTTGGTGTATTGGGGGGTCCAGTCTTTCCACTTATAATATACAAACTCTCCGTTAACTGGGTAGCCATATGGGGCATCCTCGCTAGAGTAGAATACCGCTGAAGGCATTGAGAGAGTAGGTAGAACCCAACCGACCGGAACGCACACTTGGATTGTAGTGTTTCCAGCAGAGTAAGATGGCTTGGTGGTTATAACCCCATACTCTGTAGTACCTGCGGTTTCGTATGATGTTGATCCTCCTGCAAAAGGCGACTCCGAAACGTAAGTAGTAGTTCCGTTATTTGTAAGATTATTAGGGGTTGTAGTGTTAAGGTCATTAGCGTTTCCTGCAAAGCTATACGCAGAGAGAACGTTAGTTTCAGATCCTGTTAAAGTTTGACCGACATAAGAGGCTATAGTAGCTGCACTAAGCACTGCATTAAATACTGCGGCTTGAGAGATCTTACCCTGAGAGTGAATACTCGAAGCATATGATCCGAGCTTACCTACAGCGAAGTTACCACTCTGAGGCACTGTAGTAGGTGCTGTACCAGCTGTTGTTTGTTTAGTGACTACTTCTTTACCATTAATATATATCTTGACCACACCTGAAGCCCAAGATGCAGCAACATGGAAAGGTTGGCCGATAGGGACTGCTTGATCACTTGTTGTGATTCTGGTGTTACCAGTGCCTCCGTTGGCAACATAGACCTGAACGCGGCCATCTGCTTTAATGGACATTCCCCAGGCGTTAGCAGCAGTTCCATCGGACCTACCTAGCATATAGCCATCATTTGATGTACTTGGGTAACTGGTGAGGTTATCCCAGATCATCATAGTGAAGTTGTCATTGAAAGTCATCTTGTTTGGAGATGCCATATCAAAGAACTGAGTAGAGCCATTTAGGTTAGCACTTTGAGTGGGAGCAACTGCGGCTCTAGTAAATTTGAGCTTAGTCCCCTCCGTAAGTTCTTGAGTGTAATCCTGGCCATTAAAAACAATATTATATAGCCTATCCCCGAGGTGGGTTATAGAGCTTGGGTTAGCAAGACCGCTGTACCATCCTAGTTTAAGTGAATCAGCCAGCTTAGCTTCTGTTACTGCTCCATTTATAATCTTGGCTGTGGTGACAGAGTTATCGGCCAAGTTAGTACTATCAATACCTCCGTTAATTACGCTTAAGATGGCGTTAAATGGCACATTTACATCTGCGGCATCTATGGTTTCTCCATCGTTCGGTAGGGTTGGATTAATGATCATTTTATTTTTCTCCTTATGCTTATATTATCACTTACTGCTTACGCTTTCTACTATTTAGGGCCTTAGGGGTAGTCTTGATCAAAAGGTTCTCGATAGTATCATCCCACTTAGGATCATACCGACTAGAGTTACCATACTTCTTAAAGAAAATCTGGAACCTCTCAGCAATCTTTTGATTGTACTCCTGAGCCAATCTCTGAGCCCTATTGTAGTCCCCAGCCTCCACCGCCTGAGTGACCTTATCATTCGCCTTGTATCTCTGATTCTTAAGAATATCTACAGCATCATAGAAGGCACTTCCCACCTCCCCCGAAGAATAGCTCTCCGGACCACCCATAGAACCTTTATCTATCTTTCCGAAACGTACAGGGGCCTCAAACGCCTGAGCCAATACTTGCTCTGTAGGTTTGCCCCCCGCAGCATCCATCCCTGCCCTCACCCATCCTGGGGACAGTTGTTTAGCCCCATACGAACCCACACTAAGTAGTTGCTTAAACGTTGAGTCTGCCTCCCCACCTGTTGCTTCTGCATTAGCCTGATCATTCCTGATAGCTTTCCCGAAGTAGTCCTTATTAGAAATAACCTGAGAACCAAATTGTAGGGGGCTAGAGAGCGATTTACCACCTTCTCCGATTGCACCCTTAACATCTCCACTAAGAGCCGATTTGATGGCCCCAAACGCTGATCTAGGCAATGTTAGGTATGAAGGGAAGAGTGGGATATTAATTGTCTTCTTGCTAGAACCTTGGGTTGGATTACCTTCTGCATCTACATTCAACTGATCATCCCCATATGGTATCTGAAGAGTTAATTCTTTGCCCTTAGGATTCTCAAGCATTCCATGGCCATTTATAGCTCGGTTAACCTGATCATAAAGAATGGCTGTAGTTAAAGTACCAACTGCTAGTCTTCGGCTCATTGCATAAGATGGGTCTTTGATGTTCTTTGGGGACCATGCCTTTACTGAGTTAGCTAGAGTGTTAATAATTCCTTCGCGATATTTAGGAGCAAAGAATACAGTTCCGATAGCGTTCTGAGCATCTAGGCTTCTACCATTGGCCAAGTTATCTACAACTCCGTTAAATACGTTGGTAGTTTTAGCGGCAATCTGTATGGCCTGATCATCTGTTAGCCCTTTAGCTTTAAGCTTCTTAAAAGTGTTCTCTGCCACTGTGAGCTTAGTGTTTGGGACAAATCTTTCGAAAGTAGGTCGATCAATTAAGTTGTGCCAAGTATTAACAGTGCGACCAGCCCCTTCTTTAGTGAGTGAGCTCTGTAGTCCTGTTAGATCAGCTCCGGCATCAGTAAGTTTTTTGACGAAATCAGCCTTTTTAACAAACCTCTCCTGAGTCATCTTCTTAGTAGAGGAGAGTAGGACATCCTTTAAAACAGAGACACGCCCTGCTCCGAGTAAGTCTTTCATTACTTGACCACCGACATACATGTTGAATACTGTTCCTGGAATACCACCAGATAGGGTGATCTCTTGGAATCCTGAGCTTAGCTTTCTGCCTAGCTTCAACCCCTTAGAGATGTTGCTAGTTCCTTCTTGAAGAGCATTATTAAGAGTATCTGCGAACTTCTTCTCAGCAAATAACCTAGAGCCTCCTGGGGTTTTCATTCCCATAACCTCAGTCCATCCACCAGGAGCCTTATCCATAGGAAGGATTACGCCATTCTGAATTCCCTTATCTATAACCTTGGCCCGCTCAACTGCGGCAATAGCTTCACCTTGGTTTGCAGCAACAAGTGAGCTAACACTCTTATACTTAGGAGCTAATCCGAATTGTGCAGCCTCTTCATAGCTGTTAAACACCTTAGCCTCATTACTATTGGTTTTCTGGCGAAGTGCTTTTATAGCCTGATCCTTAGCCTCGGCAGTGGCATCATAAACACCTGGGATGTAGTTCTCCCTATAGGGGATAGTTGGATCGATCTGCTTCTGAAGAGCATAAGTAGGGTCTGTTACCTTAGTCTTAATAATCGCAGCAAGCGCAATCTCTTTAGGGTCCTTTAGGCTATCAGTCATTAACCTATTAGCAAAGCCAATATCTGCTTTTACACCTAGCTTCTTGGCCGCTAGATCGATTTCTGCAGCCGCAAGGCTACTCGCCACCTTTTGCTTTCTCTCCGCTTGTGAGAGGCCAGTTAAGAGCTCCTTAGCAGCAGCATCCTTCTTAACCTTGCCTTCGATAACATGGGGCTCTCCGGCTTTTACGGCGACTCTATCAGTCTTAAATGTCTTTCCTTTGAAGGTTCCAGCATTGATCTCATCTTCCATCTTAGTAAGGTAGGCAGGTTGAGTTAGCCTCTGGTATTCACCAATAGTTATAGGGTTTCCTTTAGCATCAAATGGCTCTCCATTAACAATATGAGCTTTAGCCTCAACATCAAGCCCCGCAGATTTAGCAATCTTGTGAGCTTTCTCCGCCTGTTTCACCTCAGGTATATCTATATTAACTTCTTCGCCTAGTTTACCAACTTTCCTTACTCCACGACCCAAACCAAAAGTAACTAATGGGATAGCACCATTAATAGCTCCAGACTTGGCTAGTTCTTTGAAGTCGAGCTTGCCCCTAGTAGAAAGCTGATCCCCTGCCTGAGATCCAGCCCCTGTGAGAACTGAACTCCCTACTTCAGTTGCTAACTGTTTTGCTGCAGCTTTGCCGGTGAGACTCGCCCCAGTCTTCGCCGCACTACCTGCAGGAATGTATGAAGCTAGATCAGATCCGGTCTTTAAAGTAGCACCAATGAGCTTCTTTTTATCTTCTAGCTCTGCTCCACTCTTGAAGTTAGTTCCTGCACCTAGAAGTCCCGCATTTTTGCCAGAAAAAGCAATATCTTCTTTGCCCCTTTTAATAGCACGTTGTTCAGCCTTTTTATAATCTTCGTCACTACCAAAATTAGCCGCAGCAGTTCCAGCGAGGTCCGACACACCTTGACCAAACTTTCCGACCGCTCCGGCTAGAGTGTTGACTGCTTTCGCCCCTGGTTTAACAAAACCAACAGCGGCCGCCTGAATAGGGTTGGTATAAGCTCGATCTCCGGTATCTTCTACACTTTTCTTATAGTCTTCAGCTCTTCCCTCAGCCTTACGCTTAGCTTTATCTGTTTCAGTGTTAGCATCAACAATATCCCTAATCTTATTAAAAAAGGACTGTTTAACTGCAGGTTTGAACTGTTCAGGTGATGCACCAGCCTTAATACCTGCTACAAATGCACTCTCTTCATCAGTAAGTTTAGCTTCGGCTACAGCCTTATCAAAACCAGACCACCTATCTTTTGATGGCCTAGATCCAGCTCGCCTTTCCGGATCAAATTGTGGCTTTTGCTGTCTTGCCATATGCTAATCGACATAGTACATGCCGTACACCTTATTAACCATTGCATTGATTTCTTGAGGGGAGATAACGCCCTTAAATTGATTAATAAGAGCATTGGCTTCCTCTCCCCTATAGTTAAGTTGAGATCTAATATCAGATTTGTAACCAGAGTCTTTAAACGCCTTAAGCCTAGATTTAAGAGCTCCAACATAGTTATTGTATTCATCCCTAGTAGGTTTAGGAGCAGCAGGAGCCGCACTAGCCCTACGATTGGCAGCATTTTCCCTAGCGGCAGCTTCTCGAGCGAGTCTAGCTTGTTCAGCTTGGAAGGCCATTTGTTCTTGCTGTTGTTGCCATGCCCTTTGAGCAGCGACATCACCTTCACGAACTGTAAATGCTTGATTAGCGATCTGGCTATCAATATTAGCCTTTTTACCAAGTAACTGACTTCTAGTAGCTGCGATAGTACTCCTGAGGTTTGCGAGAGCAGGAAGATATACTGTAGAAGTATATTTAGCCTGTTCATCAGGAGAGAAGCCCGAGAAGAACATTCCCTTGTTCTGAGCCTTCTGTTCAATTTGACCGAATTGTTGCTTCTGAGTAGCCCCTAACCCAGCCTCTTGAGCTTGTCCTGAGTTTTCTGCAGCCTGAATATCTTGATCGATCTGAGTTTTCTGAGGGATATAGGCTTGCCCCAATTCCCCGATAAGTTGGTTGAGATCTCTTACTTGCGGTGCTGATGCCATAATTTTTAATCCTTTTTTTATTAGTATACTACAAACATAACCACTTCTACCAAGGGGGTGTAAATGCGAGCCCCTCATACTGAATAGTCATTGCAGGAACAGTTATTCCAGACACTGCGGTATTCTGAACTTGAGCCGATAATTTAATATTACCAGAGCCTCGCTCTACAGTTATAAGCATATCTGGAAGACTGGTTCCATCCCTAATGAACATGCCTCCATTTAGAACGATCCACTTATTAGCGGCTAGAGCATTAGTTAGGCCACTGATCTTAATCATAGACATGAAAGCAGCATCACTCTGGGCGAAAGGTATAGTGGTTGAGAACACTCCACTTGTAGAAGATCCACCTAGCCCGAAAGAAGGAATGTTCAACACTCCCGAAACTCGAGCTGTTTTACCAAGCCCCTTTATGAAACTTGCCGCTTGAGTCTTCTTTAAATCAACCTGCATTACACTGCCTCCTCATAAATTCTATATAGAGCGTTAACTGATGATCCTCCATAATCAGTATATATATAGCCATTATTAGTATCTACATACATCAAACTATTCTGAGGACCGAAAGCACTTGAGTTGCCGAAAGGAGTGAATACCTGAGATGATGCATCCAAGTTATAAGCAGCGAAAGGTACATAGCCTAAGCCGTGAGGGATGGTGCTAGAGCTACTAATGCCTGGAGCGTTAGTAACAGTACCCCTCTTTTTCACTCTAAGGTACTTTTTGAGGCTACTATAAGCAGTGCCACCAGAGAAGCTAGTTCTTTCGGAGTCAATGTATTGAAGGTTATCTGGGGCTAAGTAGGCTATCTTTAATATCAGCTGGAATGGACTCCCTCCATTAATCAAAGCATTCTGGTAAACAGTGAGACTTAAGGACCCATCAGTATTAGTGTTGGCCTGAACAGTGACAGGTGGGGCCAAGCTGTAACCTGTAAGCCCAAGATTAGTGCTGTGATCTCTCCAGGTTAGGCCACCATCATAAGAAAAAATAACTATAGGAATACACTGATATGGGATGTGAGAGAGAATAAAACTTTTACCTGATACTGAGTCTTGAACTGTGAGAGTCTCCACCTTAGAAAAAATAACCTTATCCAGGGTATCTTGCGGTACTGCAAACGCAGTTTTTGAAGGATCGGCTGGCATTACTCAAAAGCCTCCTCAACACTATTACCTTCAGAAGCAACAAAGAATCCATAGTCGCTATCTGGCAATTTACCATCCTGCCTATATTGAATACCTGTTTCTGGATTCCACCAGTATTGAGTGCCGGTTGAGAAGTCCCAAGCAAATAGCAAATCATTGAATTCAGAACTAATAACATCTGTGCCGGGCCTAGAGATAGCAATACCGAAATCACCTCCTGGCCACCTACCAATAGAATAGCCTAGAATGAATCTCTTATTAGCTCCATCAGCTAGAGTCTGGCTCTGTAAAAGGCCATTAAGCCTTTCGATAACATCATTAAGAACAACTATCTGTTCCTCGGGAGTAGCGTTAGGCGGAATCTTCTGGATAGTCCCACCATCTAGAGATAACCCAACACTTTCTCCAGCCATTACCTAGCCCTCCCTGGTTTAACTTGAGAGATGTAGCCGACCATTTCAACAGGAGTCTCTACGCCTTCTTTTTCGAACCTATACTGAGTATGTTTCCCTCTCCTACTCATTCCACTGGCCCTATCCACTAAACGCTTAGACCCCCAGACTTCTCCACCGCCCCAAAGCTCTCCACCGCCCCAAGTAGCACCCTGCCCTGAGACATAGTAAGTTCGCATATCCGGCTTATTTTCAAAATCAATATCTTTACCGATTAACATTGTATAAGCCGCAGTGACCGCTCTAATAACTGGCCTAAATCTTTTGATTCGATCCTTGGCGGCCGCAGAAGTGTAATATTTGTACATTGTCCAATAATTCCAAGCAATAGGCTTCCCTAGATCTGAGTAGTTCTCCTCAGCATAGTAAGCTGCACCAACCTTGGAAGAGATCTCTATTAGGCGATTATTGTCTAGGTTCCACTCCATAGAGCCCTCTACAGGCCGTCCGGTGTCTCTAAACCATTGCTGATACACTAAATCAAATAGAAGCATCCTATCTGGATCAGTAGAAGGGGATTTAGCATAGTAAACCCTAAGTTGGTTATTGTAGATGCTTAGACGTACTCTAGAGACATCTGTGATGCCGGAAAGCTCTGGTTCCACCTTCTCGCTAATTAATTCATCTGTAGCCCCATTAAAGCGGTAGATTTGCTTATCATCAGACATAAAGTAGATGTAGTTCCTATCCACTGCAATAGCTTCATCCGAAACTGCACCTTTTGTACCTCTAACTTCACGCCTTTGGAAAGTTGAGAGATCTGAGCCGTAAATAATGTGTTTAGTCTCACCAGTGAGAATGACTAGGTTATCTGATAGAATCCTCCACCCTTTAATAGGATCTGAAGACTTAGGGTGAGGGACGTAAAAGAAGTTAACTGAAGGATAACTTGTAGGATCATTCAATTCTGAGAAAACTACTCTAGTGCCATCTGTTACAAAGAACATTCGGTTTTGGTGAGCGATAATGTGGCTAGGAGCGAGAGGAGAGTTTGTTAAATCAGTTGTAGTTGTTTTATCCCACTTTCTACAGACGTTGAATCCATCCACCCAATAGAGTTCATCATTAAAGTCCTGGAATCTAACCTTGCTTGAGTTGGCGTGTAAACCAGAGCTTATGCTTGCTGGGGTCCCAGTATTGTCCGGAATCTGATAAACATTGCTATTCTGGGCAATTATAGTCCTTCTATTTCCATCAAGAGGATTCCACCTACACCAGCCCTTCGGCTTCCCAGAAGTAGAGATGTAGCTCTTGAATCTAACGCTATCATTTAATGCGGTGAAAGTCTGGCCGTTATCAGTAGAAACAATAGCTCCTGCGGCATCAGCTAGGTTGAGAACATATTTACCTTGGCCATCCCCTTGCTTTCTAAATACAGCCCAATATTGAGTACCATTAGCCACAGCTGGAGCATCGATTAAGTAAGAGGCTAGATATTGGAAGCTTGTAGTGATGTCTGCAGTCTTGATGCTAGTTCTAGCAATTAGGCTACCAGGAGCGCTTCCGTTGCTAGTATAGAAATCTACTAAGGCTATGCCTGTAGTCCCTGCATTCTTTTTAATGTCGACTTCAAACTTTGTAAGCAAGCCTGAAGAGCTGGGAGTGAAAGGTTGAGCAACCCATGTAGCTTCATCAAATTCTACTGTGTTAACTGCTGAGGCTGTGTTCTGCACGTTTAGAGTCTCACCAACTGGAGTAGAAAAACGGCTTGTTCCTTTTCGGGTTCTATTAGAGACTCTAGAATCACCATCATTCTTAGCGTACATCCTAGAGTTATTGGTGTTTGGAGATTCACCCTGAGGCATTTGCTGATCAGTCGCCACTAAGTTCAACCCCTTAAGGTTGTACTCCTCATCGATTATTAGCTGAGAAGTTCCCTTGTATTTGGTTGCCATTGAACCATAAGGGTTCTTCATCTATAGCCTCCTCCCAGTATCGCCGGCATTATCATCATTATCCCAACCGACTCCCATAGTGCTTCTCATTCTCATACCTCCTGCCATTAATTGACCCCTGCCTTCATTCTTAACGAAAGCAATAGCAAGTGCAGCGACAGAAGCCTCTTCTTCTCGAGCTTCTTCGTAATCCTCATTGCCCATCATACATCTGCGAAGTGTACGCTTAGCGAGGAGTTCATCATACATTGAGCCAAGCTCATAGCTTCCTGTGCCATCACTGCCAACCTGGACCGGAGTCCTAAGGTAGTCTATAGCGATGACTGAAGCGGCACTAACTGGAGCAAAGAATCTCATTTGATTACCAAAATCAGTCCACCACCTAATCGCGTTCTGAGAAGATGTCCTCCACTTAGGGTATTTAGCAGTAAACACTTCTCCATCGACTCTGTACTGTTTAATTGAGTAGGGCTGAGGTGAAGTAACACCAATATCTAGAATTGTCTGGATGTTAGAAGGGAATGGAGCGGTAGTATCACCTTGAGCGACATTGATAACATCAGAAGTCTCCATCTTGCGAGTTCTTACACTACTATAAAGTTCATTAACGACCCAGTTCCCATTTCGGATGATAGTAGCGGCAGGATACTGATCATCATCCATTAGGCTCCTCACCTCTGTTACTAATTCATTACCAGTCATAATCTTATTCCTATTAAGTTTATGCTTAGTATTATAGCGCCTATTCGCACTTTATTCCATCACCATCTCCATCGGAGCGAGCAGGCAGTCTATCCCAATATGGGGATTTCTCTGTAACTCGGGTGATTCCCTTTTTATAAGCCAAATCCTTGCAATCCATGTAGAACTGAACTGATTTAGCTGAGTCCCACATCCACACTAAGCTAATGAGTAGGACTATAATTACCGCCAGGACAAGCCTGATGTATCTGCGGACTTCTTTTTCGTTTGTAAGATCTAATTTAATCATACTCATAATTATACACTCCCTATGATAATTTGTCTTTGGCCAATACGTTAGTGATGTTAGCATCAGCTTGGATTCTTCCCATAGTATTAGCGTTGGTGTTGTTCTTAGAGTAGCCCCAGACTGCACTAGGCACAACTGAGAAGTCGGATTGGACCATCACAGGGCTTGGTTGGCCATTATCCCAAAGATCTAAACCAGCTACCTTGTTGCCAGTCCCAGCATCATATATATCATCTATGATTGCGTAAGCCCCGGCTGTAGCAGTGACTACAGTAACCCTAACCTGAGCATAGCGGGCATCTGCCCCTGCGTAATAAGCAGAGATGTTAAACGGAAGCCATTGCCCTGTAGTGAGAGGGAAGGTATAAGCAGCATCTGGAGTTCCAGTAAGAAGAGTTCCCGGCAAGAATAGCTCTACCTTTAGTAGACCACTCGAGAAAGTTGCATTTCTCTGAATGTAACCGAATACTCCCACCTGAGAAGCTGGGGTGGCTGGGATCTTAAAGATCCAACTACTTCCTAAAGAAGCATCTTCAGGCTTAGAGACAAGAGATAGCGATCCTGGAGTACGAACAGTTGTATCAGGTAGACCAGCGCCCCCAGACCACCAAGATCCGTGATTTGTATACCACCTATGCTTAGATTTATTGCCATCCATGTCCTGGAATGCAATCAAGCTTCCTTCTAATTGGCTCTGGTAGTTAGAGAGAAGAGTGGCGGATCCGAAAGTACAAGCATTAAATACAGCTTTATTAAGAGTCTGAGAGAGACATGTCACATCAACAGTATTAGTGGCTTTATCTCCGAAGTTACAGTTATTGAATACATTATCTGCACCATTAGCGAAGTAAACTGCGTTTTGCCTAGCCCCATTGACAGTACAATTATTGAAAATATTACCGGATGAGGAGAATATGCCAATGGCATAGCCCGCGGATGAGTTACCAGCATTAGCCCCATATGAGTGACAATCAGTGAAGATATTAGAGATTGAAGAAAGGTTCAACGATACCATAGCACAAGTATCTACGCTCGCTGGACCATTGTAGTGAAGGAGCCTATTGAAGATCTTATTAGAAGACCCTGAGAACCCTACCCCTGACTGACCAGAGTAGTTACCACCTCTAGTATTGAATAATGTAACGTCATTGAATGTTTGAGCATTTGAATCGTTGTTAGGCAGAGAAATACAATGTCTACCAGAGACAGGGTTATTATAGAGGACTAAGCCATCTATCGAAGATGCACTATTGAGGTTGAACTGCAAGGATTTACCAGAAGAGCAATCACTATATTCCATGCGAGTGTAACTAAAGTCGGATAGAGAATCAGAGGCGTTAACCGCATAATAACCGCGGGCTGTATTAGTTACTTTGATTATAGAGTTCCTAGTTAAGTTAGCAATCTTTGCTCCTACAGAAGGTGTATTAGTGATAGCAGTTTCTGCACCGCCTGGGGTGCTTGACACTACTACCTGAGTGGTATTTGTGACTGTGATCACATATCTAGTCTGGTTGTTATTATAGCCAAGGCCAGGGACTATAATTTCATCACCAACAGATAGGCCGTGAGCTGCTTGATAGGTAAGTGGGTCCGCAGCAGTACCTACCCCAGAGGCATATTGCCCTGACACTATGTAAGTCGCACCGGTTGTTAATATTTGTCCTCCTACAGCACCTGTAGCAGTGAAGAAGCCCTGATCTCCATTCGCAACCATATCGAACTCTAGAGTACAAGTAATGCTCTTATTAGATGGTGGACGTTTATCGAATACCCCGCCTTTAGTAACGAAGACACTTCCTTTAAGCTTAAGGGCAGAGTTAGCCGTCTGATCGAAGGAGACAGTGAATCCACTACCTATAGTCAAAGCACCACCCATAAACTGAGTTGTTGAGCCAGGAGAAGTACCTGCACCAGTTCCCCAAGAGTTACCTGTTCCTGTAATAACAAGATTCTTAGCAGTCAAACCTCCATCATTAAAGCCTCCGCCCCAAACATCATCTGTAGTAGTTGGAGTCGCAACTGTGAGGTCGTAAGTAAATTCAAACCATAAGTTGGCTGCACCTGAACGAAGCTGACCAGATGTACCGACAGTGTTCTTAACACGGCAAGTGTAAGCGTTAGCAGTGAGGGTAGCAAATTGGTATGGAGTAGCAAACCGGACATAATTAAGCCCAAGTTTTATATCAGCGTTGTTTATAGTGGCAAGCGCTTTAGACACACCAGACTCCATCGCTTCAACAGTGATGTTACCTCCGTTAGCAGGTAGAGTAGCAACCCATATAAAACATCCTGTAATCTTGTTTACTAGGTTAGGGGCTGTAACCCCAGAACTTGAAACACCTGCTAGAGTTAAGTTAACAGTGGTAGCAGTAATACTTGTGCTACCAAGCATAGTGTCAAAGTTGGTCCCATTGTAAGCAAGATTTGCCATTATTCAATCTCCGTTCCAACCTCTAAACTCTTACTCTTTTCGTATTCTTCCTCATAAGCAGAGACTTTGCTCTTAATATCTTCTACTGCTGTAGAGGGACTACACTGAACAGTTTGATCAGATAGTAAAACTTCACCCTTATCATCCAGAATATCGAATGTAAAATGCTGAAGTAGATTTAGATTCAATTCTGATTTTTGTGTGATTATTGCTTTCATAATATTTTCTCCTAATTATATGTTAAACTCGCCCGGTTATCCCAAACGTTATCAAAATTGGCATTCCCATCGGCCCATTTCTTATCGAGAGCCAATGAAGACAGATCCAACCTCTTAATCTGCCAGACGTTAGAGGATGTAGGTACGGCCGAACCTGTGAGAACGGCGTTCCCAATATAAATAACATTTGGGGTAGTAGTATCATCGATCTTTGTTAGGTAGTTAGGGGTAGTAGTTGTGACAGGAATAGATGCATTCTTTATAGTCACAGGTATAGAACCATCACCCTCAACTTGGACATAAGTAGCGTTTCCATTAGAGAGGACAAAACTTGAGCCTCCGCCACCTCCTCCACCACCGCCCATAGGCTTCTTGAGGATCTTCTGAAGAACATCATTATTAGCCTGCAGGAGCTTCTCTAAGGTCTTTACTGGGAATTCTGGGATCTCTGGATATTCTATATCTAGAACTGCATCTACAATAGCCTTAAGACCTTCTTTTAAGCTATCAAGATCCGGAGCATCTACATGAACATCGACTTTAGGGTTAGGATTATTTACTTTGACTATAGGAGCTTCGATATTAGGATTGAGCTCCAATGAGTTAACTGCATCGATTAATTCTTGGAAATTTATCTCATGCAGATTAGTAACCTTGACATCTTCCCTCTGCTCTGGTGCTTCTGGAAATACCCTTGGGAGAGTAGAAAGCTGAGTCTCTATCTTCTTTAGAACATTTTCAAGTGGCCTAAGGTTAACTTTGTTACCTTTGACAGAGGTATCAACGTCATCTAGAGCAGAAACAATATCTGCAACGTCTGGAGTCCGTAGAGATTTGATTTGATTAAGGACTTCGACCTTAGGTTTGTGTCCTTGTAAGAAATCTATGAGAGCTTTGAAGCCTTCGTAGATAGCAAGTTCGTTTTTAACAGATTGGATGTGGCCTTCTTGAGCACTTTTAGAGCCTTCGAACTCCTTCTTCATTCGCTCTCGCTCTTGACTTACTTGATCTAAGGTTTCTTGGTTTAACATAAACGTTATTATATCACAAAAAAGAACCCCAAAAAGGGGCTCTTTTCTTGATTGGACTGAAGACTAGGCTTCGAATGTCCAACCCTCAGACGCTTCTTGAACGTACCAAGAGTCAACACCATTACAAACTAGGATTACATAGTCATCAACATTCATGTTGGCGGCTAACATAATCATATCCTTGTTAGTAACACCAGCTTGTCCATAACCAACGATTTTATCGCTTGAGTGGGGGCTGATTGAGTGACCTTGGCTTGCGTTAGATACAGCACCTGCAGGTCCATTAGCGGATTTTACTCCAGCTAATCTAATTGCGATTCTGAATCCAGGCATTGCTGAAGTCGCATCAGGTAGGGTTGTAACCTTTCCATCTGCAGTTTGATTTAGAACCAAACCACTATCAGAAACTGTTACTGTTCGGTCTGCGGCTACATCAATAGATTGAGCTCGGCGACCATCTCTAAATTTAACGCTAGGCATGATGTGTTTCCTTCCTTATTAATTATTTTGCTTTAGTTGCAGCAGCTTTTTTCTTGTCTGCGGCAGACTTTGTAGCTTTAGCGGCTTTATTGGCCTTCTGAGCCTTAGTTTCGCTCTCAACTACTACTGGAGTAGCTTCAGGAGCAGAAACGCCTTCTATAGCCTTTGCAGCAGCTTCAGTGTCCTTGTGTGCGGCAGCCTCTTGAGCTTTAGCAATTAGATCAGCTTGAGCTTCTCTAGACTCGTTAGAGTTATCGAAGACCTGATCAGATACTGGAGCGCTTACTTCTTCTTCAACAGGACCTGCATAAACGAATCCCAACCTAATGGCAGCATCCGCTCCTGAGTTCCCAGTCTTGTTATCACCTTTATATACAAGTCTTTGACCTGTAGCTGGGTGAACGTAAAGACCTGAAGGGAGTGGGCCGTTTCCGGCCTCACCTGTTGATTCTACTTTTAATTCAAATTTTTGACCCATAATATGGTTCTCCCTTTACTTAATATTAACTTTCTTTGTGGAATCTGATTGCAGTACCCTTGTTCTTTGGGATAAAGCAGTCGTAGTACCTTCTCATTTCCAATAGAGCACCATCAAGACCGGCAACCTCAGTGAGGATTCGGATCATGTTGAACTTAGTTGGAGAGATTAGGACATCCTTGTGAAGTAGCAAGAAAGTAGAGTTCGCAGGAAGGTAAGAAGTTGGGACCTTTCGGATCTCAGTTCCATCAATCATTGCGACTGTTCCAGTCTTCATATCTTTGTATGAAGCATCGCTCTCTCTCTTATATTCAGCATCACGCTTCATCTTGTTAAGGGCTGTAGGTGTGAATAGGGCAACACGGCCTTCTTCAGGTACTAGAGCATCATCAAGAGCTGCTTGCTGAGTTAAGAACTTCTGGTACATATCAGTGTTTGAAGTTGTTGAAGTAGCACCTTGAGAGTTAACTACAGCATACGCAAATGCGATGTTCAAACGATATTTATCAGTTGTAGGCACAGAAACTTCACGAACTTGGCGGAAAGAGTGCTTTTTAGCATCTAGTACTAAATCTGCATCTTCACGATTTCCACGATCTACAGTAACAGAAACTGCTTTATCCTGTGAAAGGGTAAATGTTTGTACTTGGTTTCCTAGCTCTACTGGTTCTCCGAAACGATCACGACCATCTCTGATGTAATCATTTTCTGGGACAACATCGATAGTGTAGATAGTAAGTGTTTGCTTACCATGCCACTCTAGACGAATGTCACCATTGTTCACTAGATCATTAGTTTTTGCTTCGGCAAAGTACTTCTCATCGACTTGTCCGAGAGTCGCACTACCATAATTAATAGCTGGCATTTTAAATTTTCCTTATTATTTAAGGCCCGCCTCGAGTAACTCCTGATCCTCATCATCTTGCGTTCGCTTTTGAGAGGTGGAGACTGAACTTGCGCTCATCTTGGGGGCTGTTGCTTTTGACGTATTAGCAAGTTTTTCACGCTCTCTCTGAGCCGCTTTTTCTTCAATGTCTGTGGTGTCTACCCTCTCAGCTATGTTAGCTCTAGCTAACTTATGCCATTGTGATAGGTTCTTAGGATCAGTGTAAAAGTCATGAGATCTTTTGTCGCCGTTTTTAGCGAATTCTTTAAGGATTTCTCCCATCTCAATAGCTTCCTCGTCACTTACATTGTCACCTGAAAAGAATTTAAATTGTTCCAGTTCAGCTTCTCGTTCTGCTTCTCGGGCCGCTCTTGCAGCATTCTCAGCTTCAAGTCGGGCCAATCGCTGAGCAACTGGATCATCTGGATCAACATCTAAATCGTTAAAAGACAGATCTGTATCGATAGGTGGTTCATCTGTTTTAGCAGGATCACCCTCCTTCTCTTTGTCGAAGCTAGTCTCAGAAATTACTTTCTGAAGCTCAGTAGCCTTATTAAGGGCTTCCTTATTCTTCTCCCTAGAGAATTCCTTTTGGTTATTTCTAACATCCTGAGCCATACGAAGTTCACGTTCAGAAAGCTCTTCACCTTCTTTTGCATAACCCCTCTTAACAGCCCATTCCTTAAGGTCGTCATCAATCTGTAAAGCGGGAGCACCTTTGTCCGCTTCTTCTGTTTTTTTATCAACATCCGAAGTTTCCTTTGGTGTTGATGGGTCCGACTCCTCTTCTGGTTCCTTTGGCTTATCAGCTTTTGGTTCTTTAGATTTGTCTTCAGTTTCCGCCGGTTGTTCATTCTCAACTTCTTGGGAATCAGTATCAAGGGCTTCGATGTCGAAATCCTCTACTGAGCCAAGGGCTTGAGAAGCAGCGCCGGGAGTGGCATCTTCTTCCATCTCTTGTTCTCCTATATTAAAAAATTACTTGCAAACCAATCCTAAGAATGGTTCTGCTTATGATTATACTCACCTATTGCACATGCGGTCAAGCAAGTCGATTGCAGACTTAACTCCAGCGGCTTGATCATACTTCCTTAAACGCTCCTCAGCATTGAGCTTGACCACTGTTTCACCATCTGCAGAAAGCCCTTCACCATCATCACCAACTTGTCTGAATGCATCTCGCATTCTAATCAAATAATCTCGATAAACCTGCATAGCTTCGCTATCTTTGATTGGTTCGAACTTAGCTCGATCTTCTTTAAGCCTTTGTTCAGCAAGTCTTTGAGCTGCCTTGATTTTCTCAACCTTAGCTTTTGCATCTAAAAATGATTCATCGACACTTTCACCCCTAAACTTAGGAGCTTCATCTAAAGTTCCACGCCTAAACTTATTCTTATCAACACCCTCACCCATTTCTACTATTCCTGCCTCTGGCATAAATACCCCCTTATTAAATTAATTTACGCTTGTTGCATTTCACTATCCATAGGAGGTGCTATTGGAGCCTCCCCTGGAGCGGTGATTGGCGGCTCAACTGGTTCATCCATAACCTGCCCCTCAGGTAGTTCTTCTGGAGATGGACCCATACCGCCTTGCATGCCCCCCATATCTCCTTGACCCATAGGGCTAGGTGGAATTGGCTTGCCAGTGATGTCGGTTGAAGGATCTCCAAGCATAACTTGTTTTGCGGCATGTTCTTTAGCGATAGTGTCCATTTCGATTTCGTGCATTGGATCTGGTTGTAGGCCCATAGCTTGCTCAATTTGAGCTTTAACCCATGGAGAAGCATCCTTATAAGCAAGTGTGAGAATCTCTTTAGTTGGATCTTCAGGTGGAGTTGGAGGTGTTGGTGGAGCGAGAAGTCCTTCGAGTTCGTCTTTAGACATATCAGGATCGATCTTCTCGACAATCCATCTACCGATAGCCCTTTGATCATAAACTCCGCTAGTCATCATAATTTGGTAGAGCTGATTTAGCTTTTGGCCTTCTTCGAGCTTCTGTTGGCGAATAGTAGTCTCTAGTTTTACATGTGGCTCATACTCACCAGAGAATTCATAAGGGTCGTAATCCTTGAACTCCACACCTTCTTTACCAACAATACGAACTGCCTGCTCCTGAGAAACGAATATCTGGAACATCTTGAAACAGTTAGAGGCAAGTTGAGCATATCCTTCAGACTCAAGGTTAGTGATCTTTGTAGAGAACCTTTGAGTGGCCTGATTAAGCTGTGATTGGACTTCTGTGGCGGTAACACGGCCTTGTTGCTGTGAAACACCCTGAACAACTTCATCGGCTGCAGTAGCACGGCGCATTTGCTCTTGAATTTCATATTTTTTCTGAGAAATATCAACTTTGAGGTTAGGTTGGTCCATTTGGCCCATAGCATTTCTAGGAATTGGGTAAACTGCACCAGGAGCGGCTTGAATCTCTGGGGCTAGATCAGCGAATTGAGGATCTACAAAGAACATTGGCATTGCAATGATCGCAGCAATGTCCATATCCATTGATTCCCAGTCGTTTAAGCGCTCTTGAAGGTCCGAGATGACCTCAATATCACCTTCACCATAAAAGAGTGAAGTATCAACTACATTTCGAAGCACAGCATATGGAGCGAATGGCTTGATAGCAGGAACTTTGCGATCCACTTTCTTGATAGTAGGTGGAAGTGCAGGGTCTTTATTAGGTATTTCGACATCGACTTTGATAGTTTCTTCGAGTTTCTGGTAAGGAGTAGGTTCATTAAAGATGATCTGCTTCCTATTAGCGATTTCAATTAACCGGCCGTTCTTAATATCATGGATCTTGATGATTTCAACCTGTTTTTTGTCGGCCATATTGCCGTAAGTTGAGCCGGTGTACATCTCTTTCCACTGCTTATCAGTTCCCTCTTCACCTTCTTGGCCAGATTCTTGAGGTTTGATTTTCCCGAGGTTCTTATAACGCTTAACATATTTGTTTTTCTCAGCATCATAGATGACCATCTTCTTAAGTTCATCTTTATCAGCGAGGTAGCGGTGGCCCATGTAAGAAGCATTGTCTTTATTAGTAGCGGCAGGGTCTACAAAGAAGTCACGAAGCGGAACGTTATCAATCCTGATTTTGCCATCTTCCCAAGACTGAACTAGAATACCAGTTCCGTAAATCTCCATTTCACGAACCCACTGCTGTTGCTTGATGCCCATGTTATTGCACTCCATAACATAGTCGAACATTCCATTAAGAACATGGACTTCGCGGTTTTGCTCCTCAGTAGTAGGAACGTAGTTACAGCGTGGGTTTCCTCCCGCGATGTTAGCAACAAGAGACTCAATAATAGTGTAAGTCTCTGGAATTACAGGGTTAGAAATGCCATCATAATGGCGGTCTACCCTTCGCCTTTTGTAGATCTTGTAACACATGTCCCAAGTCGGACGGAAGTTTTGATCAACATATTTCTTTGCTTGATCATATAACTCAACGAACTCTTGAACGGTTCTGTTGTCTGATTTCTTCTCGGGTACGAGCTGCTCTTGGTCGATCTTCTCCCCCTCCGAGATTTCGGTTTCGACTTCCGGTGTTTTCGTTATAGTCGGTTTCATCATGCCTTTTTGGTTTATAAACTTTTAATCCCGCCCCTGTTACAGTTATCCATTGGGCCATTTGAACGGCTATTGCCTTGGCCATGACTGTATCATCGAAAGAACCAATCTGGGCATTTGTTCGACCCTGATCGTCCCTTACATAGGACATGCATTCGCTAATGAAGCTTATGTCTAAGTCTATTATATCACCATCCTTAATAGAATCCGCAAGTGCGTCTATCATTAAACGTTTTGTTTTGATTGTAGTCTGCCAACCCATCAGTGATGTACGCTCTTGGAACTGCAATTCCGGAGCAGTTTCTCGCATGTAAAGATTGCGATAATATTTGTCTCTAAGCTTCTGAACAGTAGTGAGTCCGTGGTTATTTACCTCAACTCCGACTAAAGCCCAGTTATAATATTTACCAATATCATAAACAACATCACCTAAATCTGAAGGCTCTATGTGGCCACGCCATCTAGCCATAGTGGTGTTGGTTGCCGGATCCATTACATCGATTACAGAGTAGTCCCCCTCTTTCCTATCAGTTGTCCCCTCAATACCCTCAGAGACATCGACTCCGATAACATACTTCTTATTACGCTCTGGTTTATGCCAAAGTTTGAATGGTGTAGGGTCTAGATCATTCTCTGGATTTTTCTCATAGACCTTAATGCTTTGAACGCCATATTGATCCTCGAGGAGCTCAACATATTTAGGCTCGACTTTCTCTGCAGCTTTCTCCATTTTCTCGAGAACTTTCTGATCAAACCTAGCTCGCCCAGATGAAAGGAATGCTTCTCGATCATTCTTAGGGTACTCTTGGTAAAACTTCTCAGGCTCAGATTCAAACTCTCGCTTCTTCATTCTTCTCCAAACAAGCTTCGGAATCCAAGTCTCAGCGGGATAACCACACTCTTCAAATATTTCTAGTAGTTCCTTTTCTTCATCATCAAAATTCTCAATAGTCCCAGGCATTAAATACTCAGGATCGGCGTGCCAAGGTAGGAACAAAGGTTTGAATGCAGATTTCCCAGCCTTAGCCTTCTTCCACTCAGTATGAAAATAGTTACCCACTCCCTCAGCGGTAGACTCTAAGAAAGCAAAAGTATTTCTTCTAAGAGGAATGGACTGCATCATACCACTAACCATTGCTTGGCCCTCAGCCCATTTAGCGACCTCTGATCCGTGGAAGAATCTAGTAGTAGATCCACGGCCTTTACCATCTGTAGCAACCATGATACGAATATCTGAACGAAGTCCGGGTGGTGTCTGGCCCTCCTTTTCATACTGCTCCTTGACTGAATCATCAACATCGAAACGAAGGTCCTCCCTAGTATTGAACCTTCTAATCGGCCTGAACATCGGGTCTGAGAATTCATAGTAAGTTCTAAACATCTGGTAGAGAGACTTTGCAGCATCTTTGTCGTGGGCCATAATGACCGAACGAACATTCTTGTGAGTTGAAGTCCACCAATAACAAAGAGCCTCAATCGCAGTGGAGAGTCCCATCTGCCTAGCCTTTAAGATGATGTAGCGGACCGGTCTGCCTTCGGCCAAGTCTTTTAGAACGCGGTCGATCAACTGTCGCTGAGGCCAGTTAGGTTTGAAAACGACTAACTCACCATCCTTATTAACAATCATTAGGTTCCGTTCACAGAATAAATAGAAATCATCGATAATAACTTCGATAACGGCAATTTTAGCCTCATCATCTGTGAGGGTTACATAGTTTGGAATTCTAGAGCGAACTAGAGCTCGGCTTTCTTCTGAGAGTTGGTTCTTCGCCATTCGCCATCTTCCTTTACAATTAATCCCTTCTTAGCTTGATTTAAGAAGTTTAGGGTATTCTTCCGATTAAAATCCTTAACTAAATCCTTAAAGGTTAGATCGTCCTTGGGCTGGTAGTGTTCCGGAGCAGCCTTCTTGAGCGAATCCCAGTATAAAATATCCACTGCATTATCCAAACAAATCTCAATAAAGGCCGACTTATTTTCAAAGTTGTCCCAAATCTTTTTCTTTTTCTCTGAATCTATAGAGCAACAAACTTTTACCTTCATGCTTATGATTGTAGCACAGAGAATACTATTTCTTTCTCTCGGTGGAAAGACGGATCAGACAAAAGATATTTTTGTTTATAAAGCGAGGATTACCCCTGTAGTGAATAGCCCCAGCGAAGTTCTTAGCGGTTACAATCTCACCACAAAAGGGACAGTGTTTATTATGGATGCCCTTTGCGAGAACCTGATAAAC